ATACGCGGCTTGGATGCTCCCTGTATTCGCGGTAGCGATCATTGTATCCAAATGTGTCCATGCCGGACGTTGCATCAGCATAGATTTCATTGTTGTATATTTCCTGCTGGCCAATGTGTTCCAGCTCTTTCTGGTAGTAATCTTCCTTTGTAGTGCGGAGAAATCCGCGGTGTATACCGTCCTGGTAAATCGTTTTTGGACGGACTGACAGCATGCTTATAATATAGCCGTGTTCTTCGATAAAACGGCGATATTTATTAGAGCGCATTGCTGCGATGCCGTGTCCGTACATATCGCCGACACCGTATGAGGCAGTCGCTGGTCGATCTGAACCACTTAAAGAGACATCAGTACCCGTGGGTGCTGCTGTGTTCATTATTTCGGAGAAATTGATTTGTGTGTGACCACCGCCGAGATATTCCGGACGTTGCAAGCGTGAGTCTTTTGGATTTACGCCCAGGTAACGAAGGTATTCCGTATAACGACTGCCGTACCTGGCACGTGCTTCTTGATAGCGTTGTATAGCAAACGCTTTACGGACGTCATTAATATCACCGCCGATTGCATTACTTAGGTCTGTATAGAGGCTTTGCGCCTCAGTTGATGCTGTTGAACCATACTGTAACCCTGAAGGGGTTGTAAATTTCCTATATGCGCTTCCGGCACTGTCAAGGATACTGAGATCAGAAGATAGTGCAGCATCCGTTGTTACTGGCGCTTTACTGCCGAGTGGTAGTGTTACGTCCGGGCCTTTTTGTGTCCAGGGACGAGCTGACGAAAAATAATCTTTTTCCCAGGCTATTTTGGGTATCGTTGTTTGATCCTGGGCTAATTCTGTTACCAGATCCTGATCGCGATAATATTCGTTGAAGATTTTATTAAATGCCCTGAAAGGCAGTGCATTTATTTCTATACCTGCTACGCGGGGAATTCCAAAGTAATCCTCCAGGTTATTAACTGTCGTTGTTGTTGTAATTGTTGGCGGGGTTTCCGCGTTGTTTCCGTCCGGGCCGCCGGTTATGAAGTTTTCCCATGAGTTTCCGGCACCGTCACCCGTTGCCAAGCCATCCCACAAGATGCGATTCGGACAAAAGAAGTGATGGATCCGCGCTGTTACTGGATGCATAACAGGTGCTGCTAACGGGGAAACACGAGCAAGAACATTCGTATGCTGCTGTATGGTGTCGCCAGGTAGTGCTTCGACACAGGCTATCGGGTACAACTGGCCCATTTCCGCTGACAGCAGGTGTGTGTGTGACAGGTTTTGTTTTGATCGCTTCATAATCTATATCCCACTTTGAGGGCTGAACCAGGAGTTCTTGCGCTGCGTGAAGGAGAGCGCCGACGACTAACAGTGCGGCGACCGCGTGACCGAGTTTTCCGATATCCATACGTTTTACGTCTCATAATGCGTTACCCCATTCTAATGGATTGCTACGTTTTGGTAATGATTTAGGAAAGTTCTTTTGAACTTGTTCAATTTGCTTTGAATTTAACGGTTTGCCTGTTGCTGTTGAGTGTAATTTGCCCTGGGCGAAGTATACACCTCCGACGATTTCAGGCATTTCAAGATTAAGTGCCGGATTTAAATGCCATTCGGGGCGGTTTTTTAGATTATTCCAGCGCTTTATATAAACTTCTTCAGTCGGTGTAGTGGCATATGGGCGAGAGTTAAAACCAGATTTGCGCATACCGTCAGCAAGCATAATGTCCTGATCTTGCCTGTAATTTGCCTCGCCTTGAGCGCGGGCTATTTGAGAGTTAGCCAGGGCAGCTGCTGCATAGTCCCTGGCTTCCGCGCCCTGGTTAGCCCCGACTTGAGATTTTACTAGTGCATCTTGCGCGATTAGATTACCCACATTTCTGCCGGCCTCGGCTATACCGCGACCCAGCGCGGAGCCGGTTTCGTTTTGGCCGGTCGGTGTGTAACTCGTTGGTGAAAAATTCGCTGATGAGCCGAGCGCATACAGTGGGTGAAGTCCTGCGGCCTTCGCATCGGCTACTTTGTATTGAATTTGGTTCTTGTTGAGGCTTTTTTGATATTCAAACTGGTCTTTAGCCAGTTTGTAGGAGCGGAGGCGTTCGGTTTTGCCAGGGCCGCTTTCGCCGCTGAGCATGCCTCCGAGTAATGATCCACCTGTTGAAATTAGACTTGCTGTGACTAAGGGGTCCATTATTTACATTTGACCTCGGTTCTCGGTTTATATGGTCCGGGAGCTCCCCCGGCCTTTTGTACTTTGCCTTTAGCGAGTAAAACTGCTCGTCGTTCCGCTTTTTTCTGGCAAGGTGTTTTTTGTATTAACTGGCCTGTGACGGTATACCGTCTTTGATTTAAATGCCAGTCATTTTTTATTATAGGTTTTGGCTTTTGTATAGATTTTTGTTGATGAATCGCGGGTGCCGTTTGTAAAATATTGACCGGATCATAAGGATTAAGTAGGCGCATCTTCGCATTGCGTAGAGCTACCGCGCGGCTACGTTGTTCCTGAGTCCGTTGTATTGGTTTAGAATATTTTACGATTCTTCCAGGTCTTTCCTTTGGTAGACCATAGTTTTGCTGCGATTTTTGACGCTTGCGCTTGCTCATCGCTATCTATCTCCCAATCTTTGGATGTGTCTGGTGGGTCATATATGCCATTCCATTCGCGGAGTTTCCCGCGCCAGTATTTTCCGATTGGGTATTGTTTGCCTCCAATTCGTGCAAGCGTTGGGACATCTTGCTGATCTGCGAGCGCAGTCGCGCCGCTTCTAGTTTCCAATAGTGATTGGATGTGCTGGATGCCTGGCTCGCCGATTGGCGGGTATTTTGACATTCTCGCGAATTCTGGCGGTTTGCCTTCCAGGCGGTCGTCACCTGATTTTGTAAGTTTTTTAGTTGTATAGCTCGCAATATATGCTGCGCTTCCAGATGAGATTTCGCCGACGTGCGTGAGGCCATTGCCCCATGCTTCATGAAACATTTTTTCATTTTCTTCCGGAGGGAGGTTAAACATAGCGAAGTGGTAATGCGGTCTCCCGAATTTATCACCGTATTCTCCCACTCCGAAGAAGCGAATTGATTCTGATCTACAGGAATTCCGTACATTTTTTATAAATCCTTGAAAATCAACGATTTCCAGTTTTTCCCCTGCGGGAAGGTTGATGTCTGAGTATGTAAGTGTCAGGAAACTGCTCGGTTTTTTGCTGTATTGAGCTTCGAGCAGAATTCTTCCTGTCCACATACGCTTGGTGTTGATTCGACAAGGCATGCAGCGCCCACAGGGTACGACTCTGCCGCCAAGATCGAAGGGGTATCCGCATTGCATTTGATTCCTTTTTTGGTTTTTTGCGTACAGTTTTGAGTCTGTACGCCTTTAACTATCAAGTAGACGTTAAAGGAGTGGTGGACGCTTCCGCTTTGGGCTGGGTTTCGCCTTCGGCTTCCGGTGCCTCCGGCACCCTGTCTTCAGGGGAAGGGGTGCCTTCCAGGTCATCTATGAGTTGTTCTGGCTCTGGGGCCAGATCATGAACCGTGTAGGGCGTAATGATATCATCCTCCGGATTCTCTATATCGAAATCATTGCTTTCCTCGAATGATTCGATTTCGGTATCTTTTAATGCCTGTTTTGTTAATTCCTCACGAATAAACCGCCGCATGTCATCTCTCAATGACAGCGGCATCTGGCATTTGCCTGGTATCTCGACCGGTGTAGGATCGGGGTGTTCCCCGAATTTTTGCCGGTCGTGTGTAGTACGTGGCCCTGGTCGATATGCATCGACGCCTGGAACGGGCGTTATTTCCTTAGGAATTTTGGTAGATTTTGTCATCAGAATATCCTCGGGGATGCATTACGGCTGACCATACGACGAGCGACCATTTTGTTTTGACACATTACCCATAATGCGTGATTTACATTCGCATTATATATGCGTTTTGTTGGATCACATTCGACAAAACTGGCGTTTAATGTCGGAGGTGATGAGAATTGCCGGCTCATGTGCCAGTAATCGAGAGTGTCTCGGAATTCCGCGGATACGCGGCTTGGATGCTCCCTGTATTCGCGGTAGCGATCATTGTATCCAAATGTGTCCATGCCGGACGTTGCA